TCGGACATCATCTCTGTAGCTGGTTCGAGGATTTCAACGAGAAGGTCAAGCGCCTCCTCATTTTTGTAATCAGATAATCTTTTCATTGATTAGTTTCCCTGTGTGCCTTCCTTGACGTAGATTTCGCAAGGTACATCTTCCTGTGCATCGATTGAATAGTGTGCGCGGAATGTGAATGCAAACTGACCTTTTCCTTTGTCGGTTGTCTGCATACCGAAGCCACCTGTAGAAAGTACGGATTTCATATGGATAGCGATAAATCCGCCTTTACCGTAATCAGCAACGATCCATACATCTTTGAAATCATTCTGAATGTCGATATCCTTGCGGAGAGAAATCTTCGACAATCCAGTTGTTCCAGTGACAGATTCAGCATCAGCAAGAGCCGCCAGTCTTGCGACAGTATTTGCATTAACTGTCAACATTGTTCCGGATGCAGTGATCTCATAGTCATCTGTCTGCATGAGTTCCTTGGTGTTCTTCGGACAATTGTCAATGTCCTCACCAAAATCGATGAAAGAAGGAACAGCGCTGAACTGTAATCCGCCTGTAGTCGCGCCGAGAATATTGCCGATCTCACCGCTTGAAGGAGTGAATGAATCAACGATAATGCCCGCGTTCAGTACCAGTTCCTCAAATGTATTGACCGGAATTTTTGTGTAATCCATAAGCTATAACAGCTCCTTTCATGTATTTGCCTCTTCGATCAGACTGAGATATGCGACTTTCATCCGTGTATCCTCAGTCGGTTCGTACTGGCAAAAATTTAAGTCCTTGAATAATAAAAGAAAGCCGTGATCAGTTGAGAGCATGATGCCCTCACCGATACGGCTTTCGATTTCATCAACTTTGTTTGAAATATCAATGAATGATGTGTCTTTGTACCATACTCTCGCGTATGTTGATACTTGATTCCGCCAATCCGGACGAACGATCCGGTAAGTAATGTATGGAGGATCAACAGTAGTAACTCCATCCTCTGTGTATGGTACGTTGTTTTCCGGATATGCAGGAAGTCCGAACGATGACCAAAAGTCATAGAGTGCTTTTGCTACATCTCTCATTCGAGTTCCCACCTCTCCGCAGTTACCTGTCCGAAATTGATCTGCGTGAATGACGGCGATGAGTTATCAGTCATATTCGACTTAACTCTGAAGGTCATTCCATCGCTAACTCTTCTGAATACATCCATGAATGACAGCGGAGTTTCCTTTGGAACAGTGATCGTATAAACCTCGGCGATTCCTTCCTTCTCGGCGATTCTTGCATCCAGTGTTGAATCCTTCAGAATAGCCGCTTTGAAAGGCTCGCCTTCAGTCCATACAGTAGTCCATCCACCAAGACCGTCAGAAATCCTTCTCTTTTCAAGAAGAACACAGTCGGTCATCATTTTTTCGTACAAGAAACTCATGGCAATTTCCTCCATCTATCCAGTCGCTTTGCAAAAATACTCTGCCAAGTGACCGGAGCGTATGATCCGTCTGAATTTGTTCCGGATGCTTTCGAATAACTGTAGTTATTAAACGATTCCGATGTATATGGACTGTTCAGCGTTGAATCATCGCCATCATATTTATCGATCCATGCTTCAATTTCAGATAAAAGAGCGATGAAAGAAGGAGGAACTCTCATCGCCCAAACTGCTCCACTGAACTCTTCGTCAATTAGATCAGTGGCAGGATATTTATAAACACAATCATTGAATGTCGATCCGATAATCCGGAAATACTGATTTTCTTTGAGGAAATCAGCCTCCAATGTTCCGTTTTCGATCACAAATTTACCTTCATGGATGGTATCCACGAAGTAGTTGTGGATGCTGTCAAGCACCTCATCCATCAAGGTTTCCATATATTACGCCTTCGGTACCGATGCGACATGACCTGCCGCAACAACCTTGCTGTCATTGATAACAACGATTGTGACGATCTTTCCGGACGCCGCTGTGATATCAGCAGAACCGTTCCATGATGTGAAACCGGAAGAACTCTGACCCTTTTCAACAACAATCACATCATCTGTGACCTTATATCCGAGGGAGTCACCTGTGCCGAGAGTATATCCGGAAACAGTGATCGCTGTCTTTCCGCTCGTTGCTCCTGCTTCGGCGGACAGTGTCAGAACAGGAAGAACACCATTAACTGTAGCAACTGCGATGCCATCAAGGTACTCTGCCCAAAGAGCCATACCCATCAGAGCGTAGCATTCGCCGACTGCGTGGCTGTACTTTCCTTCGACATGGAAACCGATCAGATTTGTTTCACCCTGTACGGTGTACTCAAGACCGAGCTTTGCGAAATCGCTGTCAGACGGATCGATGTAATACAGATCGATGTTTTCAACAGGAATAGCAATCACTCTGCCTCTTACAATGTCGGAATCCGGACAGAGGAACAGAGTGCTGTAACCCATGAAGTTTTTCACATAGTTGATACCGAATTCGGACTGAACAGTGATTCCTGCCGCTCCGAGGTAAGCATATGCATCATTGATGTTCGCGAATCCGACAACTTCAGTGACGGTCTTTCTCAGTGTCGCGAACTTGTTCAGTACAGCACCCTTTGCAAGTGCGATTGCTTCCTGCCATGTTGAAGCAGTTACGGCAAGTGCGCCAGTGTTAAGGAATGTGTAGAAGCGTGTAAGCACTCTAGACTGAAGTTCATTGAGGAATGCATCGTCAGTCTTTTCAACAGCGATCTCAGCGCCGTATTTAGCAACAGCCTCGACAGATACAGCTTTTGCGTACTTTTCGATTGTGATGTCCGCTTTGCCAGCCTCGGTTACATTTGCGAGGGAATACGGAATTTCATCACCTTCAGCAACAGTGCCGGACTGGAGTGTTACTGATGCTGTATATGTGCGAAGTGTAGTTCCCGGAGCCTTCTTGATCGGACGCATAATGCCGAGAATGTTTCTCAGAGCATCCCAGTTTGAATTGAAGCGGGATACGAAGTCGATTTCACGAGCGGTTACATTTGTGAAACCGTTTGTTGTAAGTGTTGTATTAGATTTAACTGTCATTTTCTTTGTCCTTTCTTATCGACCGAAAAGTTCAAGGTTGTTGGCAATAGCTTCCTGCCGTTTGCTTGTATCCTTGATCTTCATGATCTCTTCTCTTGTCATGGATTTGCTTCCACTCGGCGGAGTTTCAACGTTTGTTCCATGTTCAGACTCAGTAGAGATCAGATCAGACCAATCTTCCTTAATCTTTTCGATCACTTTGTCTTCATTTGCGATTTTGCCTTCCTTGGTGAGCCTCAGATCAGCAAAATCAGTCAGCTTGATGATTGTGTCGATCCGCTTTTCAGATACGTTCTGAGCCTTCAGAAGTGCCTTATAAGCGGTTTTTACTTTGTCGAGTTCAGCTTTACCTTCGATATCCTTTTTGTAGTCTTCGAAAGCCTTGTGTTCGGCATTGTATTTTTCTTCCCAATCATCACCGCCCGCCTTCAGATCGTTGAGTTCCTTTTCAACACTGGCGAGCCTTTTTGCATCTGCTTCGTACTGTGTCGCCTTTTCTTTGAGCGCATCAGTAACGGCTGTGTGTTCCTCAATGATTGAGTCAACCTGTTCCTCAGTCAGACCCATTCCTTTGAGCATTTTCCTTGTTAAAGACATCTATTTCCTCCATTTCTTCGTGCGATTTCTTTCGCTGAAATATGTCTTCGCCCATTGCTTTGGACATATAAAAAGCACCGGATTCCGGTGCTATTTACCTATTTGAGATAGTACAGATGTGAATATCTGTTGGAAGTTTGATATGTTGTTTTCTATTGCAGGACGAATAAACGGTCGCGCCGCCATCTTCTGCGTTCCCATTTCCACATCACTATGTTATCGCAGTGGCTTTTTATCCTCTGCTTCTCATGGTTTCCCATGAGGTCGGCGTACATCATCATCCCTGTGGGATGTCGAACACTCTTGGGAGAATTATTGCTTCCATGTCGCTCATCTCCTACGCTCTACGGTGCCTGTGGTCTACAGGTTACCTCGGTGTTAGCTTGCCTATCGGTTTAGCTTTCACCGATTTTGCTCGATTTTCTTCTAGTACATTACTGCACTACACCGCCTGTATATTAACGGTGCATAGTGAACGTTTGTTCCGAGATATACGGTCTGTTCTTTTCCTTCTCCTGCATCCTGTATGTTTTCGCTGAACGAATTACCAATATCATCATCGTATGTGTGTTGTCGAGCAGAATCACCGCTGACAGCGTGTGTGATTGAGTTCTTCAGCCGTCCTGTATCGATTGCGCCTTGTGTAGTGATCTCGGTGATAGCATAGCCTTCAGCCTGTACACCAACAGCTTCAAGCGCTGTCAGTATTGCTTCCTCTGTTTGATCTTTGATCAGATCAAGATTTGATGTCAAAGTGAATTCAACATCAGCCATCAGATTCGCTCCTCGAAATTTCTTCTGCTAGTTCTTTCAAAGGAGTCAGCCAATCGTAAATAATAAAATCATCATCTTCCATACTTTTCTGCCTCCTTAAATATTTTTTCGAGCGCAGGATCGATATCTAAGCCATACCAATACGAAGCAAAGCTTTCGGCAATATACTCTTGCCGACTAGATATTGCATATCCACTAATTTTTTTCCCGTATTGATTCATGCTTTCAAAAACATCAAATCCTTGCTCTTTGAAGATTTTTGAAAAGAAATGATCATCAAGCATATGCCCACATTCATGAACAACTGTACATGTAGCATATTCTTCTTTTGGAAGTTTCTGTGCCACGCATTGACACTTTGATTCAACAAGCGCCTCAATGTAGTTTCGCTTTCTTTCTGACAAATCCTTCTTAAGTAAAACATCTACACCATTCAACACAGTTGAAAGTAAATCTTTTCCTTCATTGATATGAGCTTCAAGTGCTTTTTTATTCTTGTAATAGGAAGCGTTAAAGAAAAGCCGTCCACCACTTCCTCCCCATTGGTAAGCGGCATCTGCTGTTGTATCCTTCCATCTGTTTTCTCTTTTGTTCATCGGAAGAATATCGCTGATATTGCCGATGTTATATCGCTGAAAGACTTCAGTTAATACTCTATTTGATGCGTTTGCATATTCAACATCAATGCCTTTATAACTAACATTTCCGGAATATTTCGATTTATACCTACTTACAAATCGATCAGCATACTTTTCAGCTTCTTCTCTTGTTTTTGCGGGAGTAAAATCAGAAACCATTTTTCCGAATTTGAAAGATGTTTTCTTTTCAGCGACAGATACAGATTCGCTATGTTCTCCGAGCCATTCCTCGAATGTCATATCGCCCATTTTCGGCGACCACTTCGGAATATCAATCGGAAATCCTCTGACATTTGATCGCTGTGAGCATCGACAGTTATAAACTTCTTCCGGTTTTCCTTGCGGATCAGCAGGATATCGACAGCCGTTCGAATATTTGCCTGTCTTCAAATTCTTGATTTCACCGTGAAGCAATCTGTGTGAATGCCTTGTCCGGTTATCCAATGTAGCGATCCATACTGAATCAAGCTCGATTCCTTTCTTCCGGAGATCATTCACAGCGTCATCTCTAGCTCGATTTTCGACTCCTGTTGTCATCGTTCTAGCGTTCCGGACTGCCGAAACCTTATTCATTCCGACTACATCCTTCAACCGTTTAGCAATCTGAGGAATTGAATCACCTTGCAAAAGTCCTTGGATCAGCGAAGAATTGATCTTTTGCTGATTCCACCGTAGGTCTTTATCGTGCGCCGCTTTCCAAGCCTTCGAGCCTTCCTTTGGTGCAGGAAGCAAGGACTTTTTATTCTTGAACAGTTCTTCTGTTGCTCGTCTGTTATAAAGCGTATACGATGTATCGATCATCGCATCTTTTTCCGCTTGATACACAGCATAGTTGTGATTCAGACTATATACTTCTTCCGCATGGCTGTTGATCGTTGACTTTGCGATATCGTTCGCCTTGGTGATTTCCTCGGCAATGGTATCTCGCATCGCCTTCCATCGATCGCCAGTAGCAACTTGACCGATTCTCCATCGGTTATATTCGTCCTGCGTGATCGCTCCTTCGGCTAATTTCTGACGCATCGCCTTGTCCTTTGCTTCGAAACGTTCGAGATACTTTTCGAGCTTTTCGGTCAGCTCTTTTTCAGTTTGCTTGTATTCTTTGGAGATTTTCTTCTCCATCCGTCCAAGGATGCGATCTGTTTCTTCATGTCCGAAGTCATCAGACGCATCCGGTAACTTCGCATATTTTGGCATTTTTAGCCGTTTTCAGCGCCTTCTTCGCTGTTTGCGGATTCTTCATCATCCTCTTCATCATCCTCTTCTGAATCACCCGCAAATCGATCCTTATCCTCCGCATCCTTGCGTTGAATGATCTTTTGAACCTCATCAATCGTCACGTTTGGAAGTTTGGACAGGATTGTTTCTTCATCAAGATACGGCGCTTCCATGATCAGCATTTGAACCTGTTCCATCTGATTGCTGATCCTGTTTCGCTTGTACACTGGCTCTGCATCAATCCCCTGTAATGCGAGAATTTGCTTGATGCAGTCTGTACATTGGAATTCGTAATCATCAGCTTCTTCGTCAAGTGGCTGATATGCCGCATCGATGTGATCATTTGTTGATCCGGCCGCAATAGTATGAACATCAAGAGCGCCGAAATCTTCATACAGATCGGATTTGATGCGATCAAGAAGCGTTTCTCTTGATCCGGATGGAACTTCCTGTGTGTATGGAACTACTTGACCATCTCGTTCAACTTTCGCGACATGGTGGATCTTTATACGATCGCGGAACTCTTGCATGTCGATGTCATCCATGCCGTTTGCTCCATTGATCAACCAGTAAATTTGAGCGCATTCGTCAAGATCATTCGCAAATCCGGACTTGATAAGATCGTATGCATCGATGTTTGATCTGAGCTTGACCAGTGTTGACATGTGGTTTCTTGATCCCCAAAAGGGAATTACCGGAAGTGAGGAGTAATTATCCTCTCCAACAATTTCAATACCATCAAGCTCATTCATGCGAACCTTAGTTATATATCTGCGCTTTGGCTGAGTGATCACCAGTCGTTTGTTTTCGCCTTCCGAGAATTTCGTGTATCCATCTTCTTCATACAGAACAGCTTTTAGAGGCTTTTCATCGGATAAACGCCAAAAGCGAATGCCTGCTCTCAGCGCTCCTGTTTCCTCATCCCAAAAAGGCTTGAATTCCTTGATGTCGAAATTGTAGATACGGTCATGGTTCCAATACACAAAGGTCAGTCCGTGAATTAATGCGTTGTATCCTGCTTGTTT